CAACTCGGATTATCACGGCTGTCTGCAATGACAGCGCAACGGGAGTAATAGAATGAAAGACAACGCAATTATTTGGTGCTTAATCGCATCATTTTTAGCTGGTGGTTTGGTTGGATTTGTTGCTGTGGCAACTATGCATCGTCATTACCATGAGGTTATTAAAACCAGTATTGGTGAATTTATTATTCACGATGGAAAAATTTACAGTGTTTACGAGATGGAACGTAATGTTCGTGGGGAGATGGTGACGAGATGACAAAAGATGAAGTTTACAATCGCCTGCAAATGGCTCAAAAAAACAAAAAGGAAATCAAAAAGGTTAAATTAGACCTTTTAAAAGAGATCCAGCAATTAAAATTAATGCTTCGTGCATTAGAGGAGGAGGAACAATGGGCGAATTAATTTTTTGGACAGGCATTGTGGTTATGATCGTCTGTTTTTTGGTGGAGTACGCTGATGGGAATTGATGACGCAGCGGCACTTATTTTCTTTGTTTTGGGATTAATCTTGGCGGGAATATGGATATACCATTAGTAAAACCGATTGAAGCATTAACGCCAGTACAGAGTGAATGCAAGCATGACCATTGGAGAGTGTATCAAAGTCGTGGGTATCGTGAATGTGACAAGTGCAAAGAACAACGCCCTATTTTTAACGTAGTGAAGCATCAACGATGAACATTAGTCAGATATTTATCAACCTGTCGCCATTCTTGCGCGACAAGTTTACGAGTGAAGTATTCACCTTGGGTTTGGTGCATGAGTTGAATCAAAAGCAATTTGAGGTACGTTGCAAGCGACTTATTCGCCAGCACAATGGTGAAACCAGAAAATTATACAAGGCTCTTTCTAGGCTAAATGCAGCAGAAAGATTAAGATTTTTTGACGTAGTAAGTGGAGTAGATGATGGATCACAAAGAGTTGCAGATTATTAAGCAGATTGTGCGATACAGTGCAAAAACTGGAAATTTTTATCGTGGTGAATCTGATTCGCCAGCTAAGTTTGCAAATAAAAACAAGCACGCAACAATTTCATTTCGGAGAGGTGAAATTAATTGCACTTATCCAGCATGGAAAATTGCGATTTACATGTCGCATGGGTATTGGCCAGACGATGGCGATACTTGCGAGTATGTCGATGGCAATATAAAAAATTTGAGTTTGAGCAATCTGCGCGTTATCCATTTTGGTGATGACGAAACAACGGTGATGGATTACTGCATTGATAACCAGCTTGAGTATCGATATGTGTCACTAAAAATGCGCAAAGAAAAAAGGATCAGAAGAAATGTCGGTGGGATGTCGTACTGGTTTTATAAAAAAGAAGACTTTGCACGCCAGTGCAGAAATTTAAAAAAGATTGATGTTGAACAGGTAAAAAAACCAAGTATTGGCAGACGCAAAAACCAGAACTTTAGAGATTTTTTAAAAACACACATGATTGTGCCAAAACGGTGGGAGATGACTTTATGTTAAAAATAGATCAAAAGATTGTTGGCTACAAAGTAGTTGATAAGACAGAAGAAAAAGTAGTGTTTGAGATGATACACGAGAATTTTCCTCGACCACCGCATTTGACGGGTACAACGTATAAAGTAAAAACGCCACAAAGCGAACACGCTCTGTATATTACGATTAACGATATGGTGCTTAACGGTGACGAGCGTCACCCGTATGAGATGTTTATTAACTCAAAGAACATGGAACACTTTCAGTGGGTGCTTGCATTAACACGCTTAGTGTCCGCAGTGTGGCGCAAAGGTGGTGACAGTACGTTTTTAGTTGAAGAACTCAAGAATGTCTTTGACCCAAAGGGTGGTTATTACAAAAAAGGCGGTGTGTATATGCCATCGCTCGTAGCAGAAATAGGAACAGTTATCGAGCAACATTTAATAAGCATAGGTGTTATTAAAGTTGAAGTGGATGAACACATGGAAAAGTTTATCAAAGCAAAGCGTGAAGAAGTAATGGGAAGTGAAGAAACTGGATACCCTGCTAATGCAACCATGTGTGTTGAGTGTAATACGAAAGCTACAGTAATGATGGACAACTGCAAAGTCTGTTTATGTTGCGGCAGCTCTAAATGCAATTGAGAGGTAAGCGTGGTTGATTTTATACTGGGTATGGTGGCTGTGATAGTTATTTGGTTTGCGATTTGTGTTTACTTATTTATTTCTGAGGATTGGTGGGTGTTATGAAACAATGCGAGGAAAAACTAACCATGCGTCAACGTTTAGAGGAATACAAAAAAGGCTATGCGCAAGCTGAAAAAGATTTAAAGCGTGAACCTTTGAGTGATGATGAAATTTTTAACATTGGATACAATGCAGGATTCACTCTTGACCATGTTGAAAATGATGATGATGGTTCTGTCTACGGATTTTTAAACGAGTATGGTTACATTGATAATAATCCATATTTTAAGTTTGTTAGGGCAATAGAAAAAGAACACGGTATTGGAGTAGAAAATGAGTAAAGAAACTATTTACATTGATGCAGTCACTAAGCTAAATGAACAAGATGTTGTTATTGATGAACTGACTTCACTACTTGAAAGAGTTTTATTTGCTTGGTCAATGGGTAGACCACTATCAGAAGAAAATGATTTGTATATGAATGCCCATTATTATTTAAAAGGATTGAAAGATGAATAAAGAACAAGCACTCCGCACCATAAAACTGCTGTCAGCATTAGAGGCTTATGCCTTTATGATTGAAAAGTTTATGCCAGATTATCTGCACGACGAGCTTATAACAATTGTGAGTGATTTGGAAAGCATCGTGCTTGATAAGCCAATTGAAACCGATTTTTTAACAGCAAGAAAATACAGCGGAAATGAATACACAAATCCGCACAAACACAATGATAGCTTATTGCAAAGCGTTGCACTAAAGGAAACAAAATGAAAATTGAAATTAAGAAGTTAGACGAAAAAGTGATACTACCGGCTTACGAAACAGCAGGTGCAGCGGCTGTGGATTTACGCGCCAACATCACCAAGTCAATCAAGCTGGACTTAGGCGAAACGGCATTGATTCCTACAGGAATTGCCATCAACATCAATGACGATAAAGTGGCAGCGGTAATCTTACCTCGTAGTGGTCTTGGGCATAATCATGGTATCAAACTCGGCAATAGTGTTGGCTTAATTGATAGCGACTACACGGGAGAGCTTAAAGTGTCAGTAAAGAATACAGGTACTGGTGTGTACAAGATTAATCCGCAAGACCGCATTGCTCAAATGAAGTTTATCCCTATTGTGCGAGCAGAGTTTGTAGAAGTTGAGGAGTTCAGTAGTAGCACTGAACGTGGCGAGGGTGGTTTTGGGAGTACAGGTAATGATTAGTACAACAGCTTATATTTTAATTATCGCTGTCACCACTCACGGTGAGCTTACACAATCAACAATCGAATTTGCAGATAAGTCTTCGTGTGAAAGCGCGGCAGTTAGACAGGATTTTGCATTTAAAAATTTGCAATTTGCAGGCAGATGGAATCTAACCTGTCACCCTTATCAACTTAATGGAGAGAAGAAATGAGCGAAGCTAACAAAAAGTATGTGTGTATTTTAAAAGAGATCATAAATGGCGGTGATGTAGTTACAACACGAAACCATGAAGTGTACTCGCATGTTAATTTGCCCAATGTGACGTTTACGACAACACCATTAGTTACACTGCGCAAGACAGCATGGAAAAAAGCGTTGCGCGAGATGGAGTGGTTTTTGTCGGGCAAAGCTACTTGCCCAGATGAGTTGCTTGATTGGTGGGATGGTCAACTGGATGTTGAAAACCTTTTGCTTAATGGTTATGGTCAGCAACTTAGACACAGCATATTTTTTAACTCAGAATATTATGAACACGATAATTTTGACCAAGTAAAATTTATCCAAGACGCGCTAAAAAACAATCCAAACAGTCGCAGATTATTAATGACAACATGGAATCCTGGTGAAATGGCAAATATTACCAAAGCAAACAACAATACCAACACACCAACGTGTTGCCATAGCATAATCGTGCAATTCTTCGTGCGTAACGGACGTTTGAGCATGAAGTCATATCAACGTAGTGCAGATATGCTTCTTGGCGTACCGCACAACTGGATACAATCTTGGGCGATGCTTCTGTGGTTTGCACATCACGCTGGATTGAAAGTAGGATCCATGACATGGATGTGGGGAGATGCGCATATTTATAATGAGCAGTCGCATATTGATACAGCAGAAACTATGATAAGTTTTTACACCGGCATGGATGAAGTAAAAATGGTTTACACGCCAACCAGTGAAGAATTTAAAGCATCAGACTTTACCATTGTCGGTGACATACCAGATCCAATTGTTAACACTCGACCTAAATTGCTTTAATGGCTAACAGTAGACTTTGCGAGATCTGCCATTTAGAAAAACCGGTGTTACTTTTTGCACGCGGTAGCGGTATTTGCAAAGTCTGCAATATATCGATTGGCGTGCAAGAAACAAATATGCGTAAAAAACGTGTAACAACATCAAAGATAAACAACAAAATGTGCAAAAAGTTTTTACAACAACACACAATCATGCCGAAAGTTTGGGAGATGACACTATTATGATTACACAACAAGAAAAGCAGATGTATTATGGATTCACAGGCGACTCAGTTCATACGTCAACAACAGATACAGTACACGCACCAAAGCATTACCAAGGCGACGAATGCATATTGGCGATGGAAAAGATGCTAGAACATGACGAGTTTCGTGGGTTCTTGCGTGGAAACATTTTTAAGTACATGTGGCGATACAAAGATAAAAATGGCATCGAGGATCTGCGCAAGGCAAATTGGTATTTAGATCGCTTAATTAAGTTTGAGAATTTTTAATGAAAGATTGGCTTTCAAAAGATCATCCCGAAGAAACTATTTTAGTCATTACTAAAGAACGATGCGCTGAGTATATGGAATTGCTAAAATGGCTTGCTGATAATCCAATGGATCCTGTCAGCGTAAGCAATCTAGTATTAAGCAGGCGAGAGAGATGAAACCAAAAATTAAAAAGGTAGGCAATTATTGGTTTTGCTATACCGACTTTTCAATAGTCGCTTCTGGTACTACGCCAGAGGCGGCATTTAACAAATGGATGGCATTAAATGACAATCAAAGAATGGTTTATTGATTTATGGGAAGGCATCAGAATTGTTTTATGGTTCTTCTGTGCGCTAACTTTTATAGGATTTATGGTTAGATTATCTTATGAAATAGCCAAGTTTGGCTGGAACCTGTTTTGATTCCAGCCATGATGGGAGTAACTACTCAGTTGCTCCCATTTTATCACCAGGTATATTTTTGTATTTATGCTCAGAAATATCTGGTCCTTCAAGCATACGTTCGTGTTTTCCAATATCGTAATTGATTTCTTTATCTTGATTAGCTTCTTGACGAGTTTGCTGTAAATTAGAAGCACCCATTGTTAAACCACCTTCTACATGCTCAGAAATATGCGCACCAGTTATTGCTCGTGCATCATAATCTTCTAACGCTTTAACAGCGGCAGCTACATCATGCGGATCTTTTGACATCAAAAGCTCAGACACTTTATGCGCTATCTTGTCCGGCATTACCGCTCTGTTGGCAACTCTAGCGGCTATGTTTTGTAAAGATTTCCAAGGTCCTACTCCAGACACTGCATCTGTAATAGCAGCATCAAAAGCCGGTCCTTGCTCAAAACGCTCACGAGATTGTATTCTGCGACCAGTTTGCGCACCTCCCATTATCTGATTAGCTTGCTGAAATAATTGAGATTCACGAAGAAGTGCCGATTTATATAAATCAAAATGCGCAGGACTATCAAATAATTCTTTTAAACTTTTTTGCGTTTCTGGTGACTCAATTACTCGTGCAGCCGCGTTCATGTTACTACTTGGATCCATAACAACGCTGTGAATATGACGCACTACACCGGTTTTAAACGCTTCTTTTTCTGCATTACTCATTTTCCCAAGCATGCTTTGAATTTCTTCATGATCTAAATGTGGAAAATCTTTGTAACCTGCCTCCATAGCATTAATAACTTCTTTGTCACCTGCATATTCACGTCTGGCTGTTTTATATGCAGGAACCGCGTCGTCAAGTTTATTTAAAAGCACTTCGCGCATGTCTTTTAAATTATAAGCATCTGTACTTTTACCTGCTTTAAATAACGAGTTTATTTGAGCGTCAATGCCTTTTTTAATGTAATCAAGTGTTCTCACGTCCGGCAACGTACTTACAACAGTTTCTCCTGTTGCCGGATCAGTAGAGTAAATATTACGCAATTCATATTGAGATGGATCTTCACCATTAGCTCTGGCAACCAATTGTTTATCTTTTGCTATCTGCTGACCTTTTCTGAAAAACGATTGAAATCTAGGTGATACTAATAGTTCATTAATAAATGGATTATCAACTTCACCATGCGCATAAGCCGTATCGTACAATGGTTGTGCTTTTGCGCTCAAATCTTCTGAAAGTCTTTGTGCATCTTCGTAATAATTTCCACCAGAAATTTCATTTCGTGCGCGTTGATACACGCGCTCACGCGCACCGGCTTTCTGCTCACCTAATACTCTGTCAACTAACCGTCCGCTTGGTCCGCTACGTTGTGCAACCGTGTCAGCTAAACTCACTAAAGATGGTGTAGCATTTGCAATGGTAGATGGAATACCTCTAGCATAATCATACATAACAGTTCGTTTAACGTCGCGTGGCGTTAAATTGTCTTCGCCAATAGCTTCAGAAACTTTACCCAACGCACGCTCTTTAATAAATTCTTCACTAGGCGCAATACGATCACGAAGCCAATTTAATGCACCAACCCCAGTACGAGCAATAAGAGGTGTTGCCGCGCCAGTAACACCACCGATCACAGCACCCTCAGCAAATCCTAATCCACGATCTTCTGGTGCTGCCATGCCTGCGCCTTGTATCGAACCCGTTAATGGTCCAGTAAGCATGGCGTTTCTAGCATACGGACTGTTGTACAATGCCTTAAGGTATCCAACCGGTGCAGCACCACCAGTTTCTGGACCAAGCAACATTGCACCGACAGCCGGAACAGCCGCACCGCCAAACTCTAATGCTGTTGACGATACTGGATATTCTTCTTTATATTTAGAATACTTTTTATTTAGGTCAGCCAAGGTGGTGTCATAATCTTCATTGGCTAATTTAGAGCGAAGCCATGCCTCACCTTCATCACCCCAACCCATACCAACGCCTTGTTCAAACAATGCGCGTGCTGAGTTGGAGAATGGATTTACTCTTTCACTTTCTGCCATGTTTATTGCTCCGAAGCGTTTTCGTCATAAGCTCTTGCACGTTTGCTTATGATGTCATTCAACTGTTTCTTTTTAAGCGCAAGATTTTTCTGTATAGTAGACCAATTTTTATGTAAAACATCAGCACGCTCATCAGATCCTAACGCTTGTGCGCCCGTCATAGATTGCAACATTTTTGTGTCTGAATCAGAAATAGATCCTTTCAAATCTTGAGCCATATCCAACACGGTTGTACCTAAAAATGTTTCAAGCTCACGAGTGTTTTTAACTTTTGGATCTTTATCACCCACCGTCAGTTCTAATTCTTTTCTCTTTACTTTGTCTATAACAGTATTTCCAAAAGAGTTAGCATTTAATTTATACGCTCTATCTATTGTAGATGCTGCATTTTCAAGATTATTAATTTGATCTTGCAAATCTGTTTTCATCTTCAATTCTTGTTGTGACATCTCTTTTTTCTTGTCTTCTCGTTCTTGAGTTTTTGCAATATGTTCTTCTCTTGCAATATCAGTCCGCTCTTGGCTTTCAGTTAAATTACCTTGTGCTACTCCTAATTGTCCTTGTGCTGTCACAGGTCCCATAACCATTTGATTAACTTTAGCTTGCAACAACGGTATTCCAAACTCAGAAACAAACTTTTGAAACTCTGGTGTTCCTACTTTATAACCGCGATCAATTGCAACTTTACCTGCTTCTGATTGTACCTTGGGTATCTCAGCTTTAATCATTTCAGAAATAATAGCACGCTTATCTTTCATGCTTTCACCAGCAAGACCACGAAGCGTGTTCAAATCCTCTTTTGCATTAGCCGCTTTTAATTGTTGCGCCTTCATTTGAAGCTCAAGATCAGAATTTCTGCGACCAGTTTGCTCTTTAGAGTAATCCGCCATTTCTCGGTTAATATTGCTAAGTGACTCAGTGAAACCACCTGTTTTTGTAGGCGCACCAGCCGCAGCAGCAAGACGGAAAAACAACTCTGCTTGACTTAGATTATCGTTTTCTGGCTGTCTTGCTTTTTTAAACATATCCATAAACGCTTCAGTTTCAGCGTTTGATTTTCTGCGTGCTTCTTCAAGCTCTTGTGCGTAATCATTTGTTGGTGTGCCGTAGGCTTGCAACATTTCTTGCATCTTCGCCATGTTGTCGCTTGGTGGTGGTGCTTGCACAGCAATTGGTGCAACAGGTGCTTCTACTGGCTGTGGAATGCCTTGCTCTGGATTAGGCATTGCACCTGCGGCAATATCAACACCTCCACCTACCGCATATTTTCTCGCCATGTCATGTACTGAGCCGCCTTTGGCATAGTAATTTTCATAATAATCATCTTGAGTTATTCCCATACTATCCCAAGGTGTCATTTTAGCTTGTTGCATTACATTTGGTTGTGAAACCAGTGATTGTGTTGTGTTTGTTACGATTGGTGCTACAGATTGGTTATTCGCATTTATAAAACTATTCATTGCGGCAGTATCTGTCAAG